AAAACGCATTTCCATCACGTCTTTTTTCATGATGCCTGGTTTTAAGAAAAATGGAAGATTCTCATAAATATGTTTTGCCTTCATAAGGATCTCCTTTGTAGTAGCACCCTTATTGGACATAATCATCGCATTCTTGTCAAAATTAAAAAGCGAATACCAGGCGATAAAAATACCTGAACAAATAGTTTTACCAATCTGTCTCGATGCTAATGTGACGTTCCAACGATTTTGTTGATACTGTCTAAGCATTTCTTCTTGATAAGGTCTTAGGATAATTTTCCTAACACCCTCATCTGTCATGGCATGGCAATACTTATTTGCAAAATAAACAATGTCTTTTGCACAACGCTTTATTTCTGCAACTTCTTCTTTTGAATAATCATATACAGTATTTCCTTTGCGATAAGCAATATCACCTTCGTAAAATGGAGCATGTGCAACTTGATATCCCATTTCAATTGATTCAATAGCCTTTTGAACTTTTTCTGCAGTCCAAACTATCCTACTAGAATCGTTATCCTTAGGATCCTCAAATTGTTTTACTTTAAATTCACTCATACTTCTTCGTTTTCAGAATCTTCTTCGTCGAAATCAACCTCTTGAATTTCTTCTTGAATACTCTTCATGAAGTCTCTATTTCCTCTTGCAGTTAATGTATCTTCTTCGTCTTTTCGTTTAGTGGTCGTTACTGTGCTATCTCCATATATGTCGATATCATGTTTAATTTTTTTCATGTTTTCTTCCGCTGCCATCATGTGTAATGTTGTATGTTTCATTACTTCAAGCATCGTTTTTTGAAGACCGCCTAAAACTTCAAACATCCTAGGAGACAATTCACCACTATCGATGGTTCTCATTAAAGTCTCAATTGAATGTTCCATTTGTTGCATCTGATTGAATAAATTAGCTAATTGCATTTCTTCAATTTTTTGCTTTATTCTTACATATTCGTATTCTTCGATTACGTCCTGACTTAAATAAAGTTTTGCAACCGAATCCATCATCTTCTTAGCTTTTGCAATTGCCTTAGATTTAGATTCGCCATATTGATAATCTTCTACCGTATGAAAGGATGGTAAATCACCCGGTCTAGCGACAGGTAACTGATTATCTTCAGAAAGCAAATCTTTGATGCTTTCTCTCGCTTCTTCGTTATTTGACATATTATATAGTTAAAAATTATCTGACTGCTTCTCTGCCCATATTTAATGGTGGTAATGCGTTATCAATCATTATAGCATATTGATTATCTCGCACAGTATATCTATTCAACATTAAAGGTTGATTCTCTTCGTTAATTAATTGATTCAATAATCTCACATTTGTTAATTCAATCGGAGATCCTACTAGTTCATAATACTTATTAGGTTGTATCGATTGTCTAGTAAAAGATAAAGTTTGGCTAAACACAAGCTTTAATTGAGTGGTCTGTTGTATATAGCTAGGTTTTGATGCATCGAATATCATTTCCCAAATATTACAATTAATACTTTGATGCTGATTAGAAACATTCAATACCATTGCAAACCATTTACGAGAAGACTCTCTATATTTTCCTTGTATATTTGTTGTATCGACAACTAAATTTGGGAATGTTTGATTGGGCCAAGGTTCTAAAGAATTAGTATCAAAAGTATAGGATTGGCCATTGATCTTTACATTAATTCCCTTAGTGACATAGGCTTTATCTCCATTGGTATCATTGTATTGAAGATCAATTGAAATACCTTTATCTGATGCAGTGGCACCAGTAACCTGATCAAATTCTCCGTGCGATACGCCGTTTAATAATGTATCATAAAGCATTCCATTCTCATCAACATTAACATGCTGAACAAATTCAGTGTTTTGGAATATTTCTCGATTAGTCCTAAACCACATCGTGTATACTCTATCTTCAGTTTCAGGTATGTCAACCTTAGTTTTATATTTAACCGCTAAATTATTATAGCCAACACTTCCTAGATCATAGGCATATTTAGCAACGATAGTGAAGTAATTATTAATATCATGATTTTTGATACTTAACGCTTCGTTAATTTCGCTTCTAACAAAATCATAATTACCGGTTCCGATAGTTTTGTATTGAAGCGGTTTTGTTATTTGTGTAAATTCTAATTCATTTTCCTCTTTGAATAAATCATCAAAATCTTGCGTTAATTCTATTTCTAACTTATCAGCAGTAGATCCTGGCTCAACTCCAATATTCAAACTATCTTGATATTTAACCAAGTTAACTTTGTAATAGACTCCATCTCGCATGAAATCCTTGTAAAGGTACGGGGATTCTATTTCATACATTCGATTCTCTAATGGAAAGTACAAATAATCTCGTTCTTCCGGTCGTACACAATATCCAAATGCTCGCTCAAAATCTTCTTTAACAATATGAACTTCAAATGATTCAAAGTCCATATCAAATGGAGTAAACATAATTTTATTATCCGGAAATTCATTGTTAGGAACAACGACTCTAACGTTTTTAACATCGCTAACATTGAATAACGAATATTCCTTAAGAACAAAGTCTTTGGATCGTTTATCAGAAGAAACTTTAAAATAACAAACTTCATGACCAAACATTTCGCTAACGGTTAATGCTAATTCTCGATTAAGAGATATAGCAGGACCCATTAAATCATATACTCTAAATAAACTACCTTCACAGTCTATTCTAATTCCTTTGTAATAATCTTGAGTTGGACATGATTTAGGAGTTGGTGTAGTATAATCAGACTCAGTAACTACGGTTTCAATATCCATAGTAATATTTGTAACCGCCAATCCTGTCGGAACCGGTGGTTCTGGTTGAGACACTCTAATATATTTTAGTTGGACATAAACATTAGATCCCGAATCAAAGCTCATTGGAGGTAAAGTCTTACTTCCGTCTGGATTTCTTTCAAGTAATAGCCAAGGAGACCACGTCATGTTATCAGTGGACCAACGTAAATTTGTAATAAAATAATCGTTATCTGTAGATGCTGGTGATGTAGTCTCAGCATAACTTGTGAATGACGAAACTGAGGCAAAGGCACCGTTAAAGGTAACCATAAGCGAATCGCCGTCTTTGTAAGTGATATTATTTGTAGAAAGATCTACGCTAATCTTGGCCATCTATTTGTATTTGTTTTAATATATATTCGCAACAAATACGACCGAAATATTATAGATATCCGGCCAGCTTAATGACAGTTAATTGAATATGATCGAGTTCTTCTTTTGGAATTTCTCTTTCTTCTTTAATGAAGTCTAATGTAAAAATACCAACGACTCTTTTGTTCAAATCTAATATTGCCCATGTATAAATAGATTCAATTCCATTTTCTACCAATTGATATTTAAGTAATGTTTCTGGAAATTCTTTTGTTACACTTTTGTAGTGAGCGGTTCGTTGTTCTAATAACTTAGAAAATAACTTAATTCCTCCACTAACTGGCATTGATTGATTGTGATTTTGTATTCTAGCAATACCTTTTTCGACTTGTTCATAAGTCATAGAATATTTCTTCATGGATTTGCCAGTAAAATACTCACCACCATTATGAAATTGGTATATTGCTGCTCTACAAGCACCGACTGATTCTCGGATTTCTTTTAATTTTTCTAGAAGAATAGAATCTTCCTCGATCGCTTCCGTGATTATACAAGCCTTAGCTTTTTTTTCTTTTTCAAGTTTATTGCGATACCATATAGTCAGTAATGTAGTTGCCGAACCTAAAACGGTTGTAACTACAGGAATCCACATCTCGACCATTCAATTTAAAGTAATTTTTTGTTGATAGGTTATATATCAATCCAACACTATTAAATGTATCATAGAGTTGTCTACTTCCATCTTCATGTCAATTATTTCCATCAATGAATTGATCGTTTCTCCATGATCTTGGATGAATTCCTCTGAGCTTTCTAGATGTGTAATGTGCGTAATTAAATCTCTAGCTGTTATTTCGATGTATGGTGTAGGAAAGAATTTATCGTATTTCCATAGCCCACATTCTGTTAAAAGATATTGAACATCAACTAATTTTTTTGAATCTAATAATTCAGGAAGATCTATTTTTGCATGTAAAATTTTGTAGTCAAACGTAATTCCTTCTTCATTTTTTCGTGTATAATTCTTTTGATCGGACACGTTAAATTTGATAAATCGAAGATTAGTAAATGAACTAACTACGTTATGTAAGAAAAAAGCTGAATTTACTCGTTTTGATAATTGTTCTTGAGTTAATCCAGAAAGTTGCTCTAAATCTGTTTGAAATTTTTCATTTAATATATCTCGCATATCAGCTGCTGGAATATAAAAATTAGCATGTGAATTGCCAACTTGATTTATTCTAGCATTTCTGCGAACTTCACTTAATATCCTATTATCTACAAGATTATTCTTGTACATAACAACTTCTATGACTAGTGGATATTTAAGATTTGTCTCCATCATACATCTCGTATTGTCTTTTCATTTGAGTAAAGTAATCCTGCATTTTTTCAGGATACAATTTGGTAAGGATATCAAAATCTTTTCTTGAGATTTCGTTGATTTTCAAGTACAAAGAAACAAGTTCTTCAGAATACTTAAATTCTTTTTGCTCTTGTGCTTTTGTTTTCTTTGTTTTAGTATATATCCAACCTGGTACCTTTTTGAAACGAGATGTAACGAATTGCCAAGTGTCAATAACACCAATACCATTGATGCCATTACGGTTTAATAATTGTGCTTGTTCAGGAAAGTTAATTGCCATAAAGCGATTAATCATAAATTGATTTTTGGCTTTATCGTTGTTCTTAACTTCTTTGTATTTCTTAGGGTCTGTAAACATAACCCTTACTAAGTCGAATAATTGCATAGTTTATTTATTATATGAAATTATTTCTTAGAAGATTCTCTTAATTTAACCGTTTCTAGTCGATGCATTTTTTCAGTTAATTGATTTTGCTTTTCTATCGCCGAAGCTAAACGGTTTTGTGACTCAATTAATTTTGGTAGATCGTTTTCAAAATATTTTCTACCGGCTTTTGTATTATAGAAATCTTTCATATATTCAAATTATAGTCCAAGACCTCCAAAAAATGAAGCATCCTGAGTTGTACTAGTATTTTTTTCGTTTTGAATCAGAGGCTTAGAAATATTTTCCTTGTTCAATTGATTCATGTTATGTATTGATTGATATCCTGAATTTTCGATATCGTTAAGCATCGCATCCATAATTGCATTTGGAATGGCTTTTTGATGCAGATACATTAGATTACGATTCATCTCGTAGCGTTCAACTAATTGAGAAATATTTTTATCTAAAATACGCAAATTGTTTTTTGCGATTTTACAAATTTCGGTAATTGAATCGCTAGAGAAAAATGTAGTTTGATCTATTCGACCATTGTTATCTTCGTAATCTTCGAGTATTTTAGAAGCTTTTGAATCTGTAATATTGTATACTCGACGTTTTCCATCTTTACCTTTTTTAATGGTTTGGTGTAATGGTGATACGTTATCGCCAGCATCGCCCATTAGAATTTTGCGAAATACAAATTCATTTACGTTAGTTTCTTTAATTTTCATACCTCTAGTAACATTTTGAAGTGCAACTTTAGTGTTGCTTGTAAGATCTAGAGGTTGATTGAAAATATCGATAGAATCCATACTAGTTTCAGATAGCCATTCGGTAAATCCTTCGAAAGCATAAATAGATTTTGAGAATTTATTATAGAATAGTGTATTTGTTCCAGTTGAATCGTTATTGCAAACCAATTGAATAAGATCGTTATCGCCGGAAAAGATTAATGCATTTCGGTTATTCATATTAAGATATGAAGACCATGCAAAAATAAGATCGTCGGCTTCGGCACCACTAACACGAGAAACGGTGCATCCTAAAGATTTTAGAGATTCGGCGAATTTGTCGTGTAAATCATAGATCGCTTTCCAATTAATTGTATTGTCTTTTTTGCGATGTCCTTTGTATTCTTGCGATTCGGCAGATTTTAAAGAATTAGATTCTGGATAAAAATCTTTTCGCCATGAAGATGAATCGATACAATAAACAATACCATCGAGTATTGGTGAAAAACGCTTGACTTCATAAGCGAAATCAGTTGCGAGTTTCCATGCTAATAGATCCGCATCCTTTTGTGGATCGTCGATAAAATTTAGAGGCCCATCCTTACGGGATTTAATTTTGCCTGAAATAAAAAATGTTTTGTGTAGAAAATAATTACCATCTACAATTAATGTATACCTTCTCATACCTTATAGGTTTATTTTGTTTTATATTATATGAAGGTTTTGTGATTTAGATTCAACCCTAGTGCACAATCTTTTGTAGCTTGTAAACTAAACTAAGCATTGTAACCACAGGATCAATTACAAATCTAGATTCATACGAATGTTTGTTAACTTCAAAGCAAATTTCTCCTAGATGTCTGATTGATTCTGGTTTTTCGGTTTGAATATATTCAACGAAATCAGTACCTAATGCCTTAATAACATCATCTACTCGATGAGAATAATTAGATACTAAAAATTTGTAATTGTTTACGGTTGAATTAATATCTTCAAAAATAAGATCGAATAGATCTTTATAGACACCATGAAATGTGGTAACGTCTTTGATTGTGATTTTACTCACACCTTCGGCAAAGTATCCCTGAAGGACATTAATTGTATTTCTAAGATCAGGAAATTTGCGTTGTACTAATTCGAGTAAAGCATCTTTGTCGATTTCCATTCCTTCGATTTTACATATTTCGTAAATTCTTCGAAGATATTTTCGCATGATTTCAGTTTCTTCTTCGTCGCTAAAGTCGAAATTAATGCATTCAAATCGAGATTGAATATTGTCTGGAATCTTATTGAAATAATTACATGTTGCGATGAACCTTGCACTCATATGAAATTGTTCGATTGTACCGCGAAGAGCTTTCATATATTGATCAGATACTCCATCGAACTCGTCGAGTATTACGACTTTTAATTTTCGTTCACCATCGAGCAAGGATAAAGTTGAGCAAAATTCAGATATTTTATTACGAACAGTATCTACACCAGTTTCGCTCGAGCAATTAATATACAATGATGGATGATCTTTTGCTAAGATCTTGGCCGATGAAGTTTTTCCACTTCCAGGACCACCATAAAACAAAAGGTTTTGATATACACCTTTATCTAGTTTCTTAGCAATTCTTTCTGGTACAATTAGATCTGATAATTCTTGTGGCCGATATTTCTCAGTCCACAAAAGTGCTTTGGTATGCGACATAAAATGTTTATTAGTTATATGCTTTCGAGTTTGCCTAGTTTCAATAATTGCATTTTGAACATTTCTCCATCACGAACATATCCTGAGATTCGAAGAACTCGACATTTATGTCCTTTAAATTCGATCTTTTCGTTCAGTGTAGGAGATTCGCCGATTGCGATAACAATAAAGTAACCATCATCCTCGGTACAAGAAATAATTTTTTCTAGATTCATATTATTTGTTTTTGATTCGTTCGAAAGACATTACGGTATTGATAACACCTAAGAAGAATGCAGCGAAGCAAAATGCCATTTCGTTAAGTTCGCCTGCAAAATTGATGTAATTAAGAATAGAACCGGTAGCGGTCATGTAGGCGACAACGAAAGAAGCGATTGCGAATAAGAAATACTTGATGTTCAATTTGAATGAAATTTGCATAATTGTTTTGTTTAATTTGTTATTACTAATATAATAAAAAAACTTGGAAAAAAAAAATTTTTGGTCAATTATTTTTCAAAAAAGTTAAATTTTTTCGATTAGCTCCAATCTTTCTCATAAGTATACCAATGGTCACAACTTCCTGAATAATCGAGTGCTTTAAAGATCCACTCGTTAGTGGTATCGATATCTAAATTATTCGCATATGCTAAGCAACGCATTTCGATAAGCGGTTGTTTATCTTCGTTTTGGCTGTATCGATCGATTCCTAATGATTGGGATACTGCGCTTTGCATTTCTCCCATGATAACGAGTGCAACTCGTTCATTGTCTTGATAACGACGCCCAGCCATCCACCCGAGGCCTTGATCCATTGTTTTGAAATATTCGGACCATTCCTTAGATTCCTTTGCTTTGGCGATAGAATCAGTTAGCTTTTCTTTAAAGCCTTTCGGAAAGTAATTTGAATTGTGGCCGGTAAAGCCTGATACTGAAATTTTTACTTCGTAACTCATGTTTTGATGATTTATTATTATATGATGAAATTATGCAATTGATTCAAGGAAAGTAGAGTATACCTTATCGATATCGACCTCTTGTTGAATATCATCACCGAAGCGATTGATAAGATATTTAACGAAGCGAATTCTATGATTTGCTTGTTCGATGTTGAATGATGTTTCGATTAATGAATCGGAAAGATGAGATTGAATAACGATTGATAAACGTACCATAATTTGTAACTGTTTTAATTTGTTATTACTAATATAATAAAAAAACCCGAGATAAAAAAATCTCGGGTCAATTATTTTTCAAAAAGTTATTAACAATTTAGAACTTTGGAGTATCCGGTACATATTTAGATGCCATTTCCATAAATGGTTTAATAACTATTGATACCAAAGCTCCGCCTATGGTTGCAAATGTTTCTTCATCAATAGCAATGATAGGTGCTTTATCAGTAGGATCGCCAACCGCTGGCCAAACATATTCTCCAGCACCATAGTTGTAAGTTACCCAATCTTCATTATTAGTATCTACTTTATCTTGTCTAGCGATATGACGAGTTAAAAGTACTCGATTCAAATGAACTCCGGCTTCATGCGAGATTTGCTCAACAAGCGCAGTTAATGCGCCAACCTTTTCAGCAGCTCCTCCCATTCTAGTCCCATTATTCCAGAAGTATATGTCCTTACCGCCATTCATAATATTAACCATACCATAAATAATTGCGTCGTCTTTACTTTCTTTACCGGATTCGACATCTCTTTTAACTTCTTCTTCAGGAATACCCATAAATTTTTCTACATCTTTACCTAAACTATAAACTCCTGTAGAATATTTAGAAAAGGCCATTGTAAAAGAGTCCTTAATAGTCGTTCCTGTTATCGTTGAATCCGGGTGTTCGACTTTAATAGAAAAGTCAAATTTTTTTGCTTCTGTATTTTCATCTGAAGGAGCATCGGTAACTGTCCATTTTGCAATATAAGTTCCTGGATACGACAATTCGAAAGAATTGCTGC